TAATGCTTGACATTCCTAGCGAATCTGCTATTATGAGAATATAGAGTGAAAAAGGAGATTGTTATGCGAGTCGAACCTGTTGGTATGAATATTCAAGGCGTTGTGCGTGAGATTTGTAACTTCCTAGTCTATGTCGGTGACTTTTACGCCGAAGGTGGTGTGTATGATATGGGTGCGACCTCGCGTCAAATCCTTGACGCCTTCGACATTTACGCCAACCGCGTTGGCTATGAGAACCTTGCACTGGATTCGGTTGACCGTGAGGGTGTCCGTGATGTGATGATTGAACAATTTGGATTGGTATTTCCTAATGAAGCATAAGTGGATTAAACAGCTTACCGAGTCCGATAGTCGCCTGCATAAGGAAGATGTCCTTAAGCGGGCGCTGGACGCAGGTGACCATGTGTTCCTGAATGGTATTCGTAACTGCTACAACCCATACATTACCTTTGGTGTCAAGCAGATTCCAGCTACCGAGGGTATCACTGGCGCACCTAATCCGTATGAGGAGTTTGATGAACTACTCACCAGCCTGTCCGCTCGACAGTTGACTGGCCACGCAGCCCGTGATGCCATTCTTGGTATGTCCCTAAAGTTTGATAGTGATGAGTGGAACCTGTTCCTTGCTCCTATCTTGCGCCGTGACATGCGGGCAGGCTTTAGTGAAAGAACTATCAATAAGGTATGCAAGGGTACCGAGTATGTGATTCCCACCTTTGGTTGCCAGTTGGCTGCTAACAGCGAAGGTCGACCAGAGATGGTAGGTACCAAGTGGCTTGAGCCTAAGCTGGATGGCGCCCGTGTGTTGTTGGTTGTTTCAGAAGATAATACCGCCACATGCTACAGCCGCAATGGCAAGGTGTTCGATAACTTCCCACACGTGGAACAACAGGTCCTGAGCAATGTCTATGCTATCCGTGCTTACCTTAAAACAAAGGGTGGCTTTGTGCTTGACGGCGAGATTATGGGCAAGTCCTTTCAAGACCTGATGCGTCAGGCCCAGCGCAAGGAGAACGTCCAGACACAGGACACGGTGTTCAATGTGTTTGATATTCTACCTCTTGAGGACTTCAAGCGTGGCTTCTGGAATGCCCAGTTGCGCAAGCGGCTTGCAATCCTGACTGACATGCAGCGCGTATTTGATGCTATGCCCAACGTTACGCGGGTAGATAGCCAGATTGTGGTAGACCTAAATACCGAAGAAGGCCGCACCAAGCTCCATGAGTATGCAACAGAGATGGTAACGGCTGGGTTTGAAGGCATCATGATTAAGGACATGGAAGCACCGTATGAGTGTAAGCGCAACACCTTCTGGATGAAGTGGAAGCCCGTTATCACCGTTGACCTTCCTGTTATTGCACTAGAAGAGGGCACTGGTCGCAACAAGGGTCGCCTAGGCGCTCTGGTGTGCAGCGGTAATGACCACGGTAAAGATATCACAGTCAACGTCGGCAGTGGCTTTAGTGACACCGAGCGTGACCTATTCTGGAATCAGAAGAGCGATGTGGTTGGTAAGACAGCCGAAATCTTGTGCGATGTAATAACCCAGAACCAAGACGGCACCTATTCACTGAGGTTCCCACGGTTCGTTCGTTGGAGAGATGATAAGTAATGGCAATCGGTAACACAGGCGCGTTTAAACCATTGGACTGGGATAGCATTTCAATACCAGTCGATAGCTTCTCTAACGGTACCATCAGTGCTGCTCCGATCAAGTATGATTACAGCATGCCAGGTAGCTTGGTTGATTACACCCTTGAACATGATAAAGACTGGCTCATGCAACGTGGTACGCCGGACGAAATGGAAGGCAGGTTCAAGAAGGAAATGGCAGTCAAGCTGGCTGAAAAGATGATTACCGATGGACATATTGTGTTCACGAAGCAAGACATGATGGCAGAAAATAAGATTCGATATAAGGCCTACACCTGGGTAGGCAACAAAGATTTTATTGAACAACAGAGAAAGAACAAGCGATGAAGCATAGCCACGTTCTTGATATACCACTGGACGGTGCATACAAGGTAGATCCTATTGCGCATTGCCAGTCCCTACAACCATTTGTGGACACCAATGGCTACAGACTATTCATTATCAATAATGCGGATGTATTCAATGAGGAGTGGCTAGCCAAGTTTCCTGTGCCTATGACAAGCACCTCGTTTGTGTTTGTGCGAGAGCCACGTAGCCAGGAATTGATGCCTCCTGTGCATAAGGACTACTTCCCACCAGACCGTGGGTATATCTATGCAATCAACTATACGTTACAAGGCTGCGAGTCCTCGCGGCTTATGTGGTATGAGAACGCGGATGGCACACCAGCGGTCACCCAATACCCAGACCGCGAGGTGGTAGAGGTTGATTGCGTAGTATGCCCAAGCGATAGGCCGCTACTCATGGACACCACCACATATCACGGTATAAAGGTGGGTGACACCGAGCGGTGGGTAATGTCTTTACGCCCAGTGGACTCATCATATGATTCGAATAACCCTATCACATGGAGTGATGTGGTAGAACAATACAGGAATATTTTTATGTCAGAGATTACACAAGAAATGAAGATTACTGCCATTGCAGGTGATATCTATGATGGCATGACCCAGAAGGAAGTGGACGCATTTGTCATTCGCCAAATCGAAGCGTCACTGGAGCTTCTACCTGAGGCCGATGTAAATGGTATGTATGAAGAAATCTTAGCGGAAATACCTCAGAGGTAAAATACCGCTTGACTTTCCTTGCGAATCTGCTATATTTAATAATGTAGTCAGTGAGAGAAAGTGATTCGAAATGATAGTTGCCCAGCCTGCCCTTAACCTAGTTGTCGTTCTTGATGATGTCCCTGTTCGGGTCTGGTACAACAACCCAGAGCCTCAGAAAGCAGTATGGCTCTTGAAGCCCGATGGTTTGATGCGGCTCTATGCCAACGAAGCCGTGCTGGCGATGCCAGTGGCTGATGCTGCCCTTGCTGCGAAAGCCTTTCCTGCTGTGGTGTAATGATTGCTTGACATTACCGCAGAATCTGCTATAGTTAGATAGTAGTCAGAAGAGAGAAAGTGATTCGTTATGATTGATATTTTAGAAAACGTTGAGAAGTTTGACCGTGTTGTAGCCGAGCATGTCCTGTGGATGTTTGATGACGCCGAAGAGATTGGTTCCAGTGACATCAACGCTTGCGTAAACAACGTTCTGATGGAATATTACCCAAAAGCGAGTGATGCTCCTACGCACCAGTTTTCGATTGCTAAGATTGCCGTTCGTCAGGCCCTCTTCAACATAGAAGATATTCGCAACCTCTATTAATTTAGGGGTTGACATTCTGGTAAATCCTGCTATTGTTAGATAGTAGTCAGTGAAAAGAAAGTGATTCGTTATGAAATATCAATTTGAAGCAAACGGTAAGAAGATTGTCGTTGAAGCCGCCCGTATGGGTGAAGCAATGGAAAAAGCCAACAAGACGTTCGGTAGCCTGCCACAGGGTGCCTGGATGGCAAATGGTTCGATACTCAACTACCGTTGGGCTCTTGGTAATTTTTTTGATTGAGGAGTTTTATTATGAATGATGTTACTGAAATGACCGATGCCGAATTACTCTCGGCTCTTATCGAGGGTGCCAATGTGTCCGCCGAGTCTTTTATGTCCTATAAAGCAGGATACTATGAATCCACCCTTCTGTCCATGATGGCACGTTTCCCAGAAGTGCGGAAAGAGATTGGTGAGCGCGCCCGCATGGCCAACTGGAACAAAGCAGCATGAATGGTAACATGCTAAGAACACCACGGGTAAGGACGATTGCGCCCTCTCCTCCGGTATCTCTACCGTCAATGAATATTCCTCTTCCTGAGAAGATGGAGATACGTGTGGTAGAGTATACCAAAACAGATAACAGCGGGATTGAGCGCATTGTCAAGGTGGAACTCCAATATCGTATGTGGACCTATGATGAGTATGGACAGATTGCTGATAACACAATATGGGAACCTGTTGAACGTGTAAAAATTGATTTAGATGGAGATATATAATGCCTAATTGGTGTTCAAATACTGTTACCGTAGAACATGCGGATCCCGCAATGATTGACAAGTTTGAGCAGGCTGTCCGTGATGGCAATCTGTTTCAGACGTTTGTGCCTCTGGCTGAATGGAGCTGGGATGATGCCGTCGAATCTTGGGGTACCAAGTGGGATATCTCCAATGGTGAGGTCATCGACCGTTTGATGCCAGAGGCAGTTTGTGTAGGATTTGAGACCGCATGGTCACCACCTTGTGCCTTCTATGATGAACTCATGGAACAGGGATTCACCGTCAACGGCCAATACTTCGAGTCATCCTTCGTTGGTCAATATGTCAACGGCGAAGAGGTGTCGTTTGATATCGACCCCGATGACCTGTCCAATATCCCAGATGATTTGAACGAGCAATGGGGTATTACCGAGATGTATGAGGATTGGGACGAGGCCTGACCATGCGTAACGCTTTGAATGGGATTGCACTGGGTGCTATGGTCTTAGGACTGGCAGCGTGTGGTGGAGGCAGCGATAGTCAAGCGCCAGCCATCATACAAGTTCCAGCATTTGCACCCATATCACCCGCTGCGGTTGCAACACCTGCCGTCGTTGACAACACCGGGAAACTGGTCACCAATCTATCGGTGCGCCAGAATGGGGTAGATTATTACCAGAGTGGCATGTATATCGCAGTGAATAACAATTGGGGTGCAGACAAGTTCGGTATGGTATATGGTAAGGACTATACCCAGACTGTTACCTATAACAAGCTAACGATGCCAGACGGTACTCTATTTACTTGGGACTATCCTGACCAACCATATGGTAACGGTGCTGTGGTATACGGCTACCCATCGGTAGCCTTTGGTAAGACCACCCTAGGTCTCACGGGATATAATACCGAAAATGCCCTATCACAGGTCAAGAATATTACCAAATTTTCAGAAACCTTTGATGTTATGCTATCGGGTGACCTGAAATATATGAACCTCATGTCGGACCTGTTTTTGTTCGATGATACTGGTAAGATTGCAGCGGAAATCACGTTCAATATCCATCCTAGTGACCATATTCTATACTGGTCAGATCCCGTGAACTATTTCGGTACACAACCAGGGTCGCATAATCACCAGATTACCATGAACGGTGTGCTGTATGATATTCTAGTCTCTACCAATCCAGAAGGACAGAAGATGGTAATCATCACACCTGAGGACAACAAGACAAAAATCACCATGGGAACAATTGACTGGGTTAAGGTATTTGACGTATTGGATGATGATCTTGACATTAGGCCTGAATGGTACGTGAAGGGTGTAGAATTGGGTGTGGAAGTGCAAGCAGGTAACGGCTCCATGCTGGTAAATGATTTTTCCGTTGTCTATACATATCTTGATGCCACTAATTCATATGTAACATTAGGACAATGACAATGAGAACCAAAGAACAAGAAGCGATTGCCAATCTTCGCTGGCGTGAGGAGAAGTGCTGGGACATGGCTGAGGTATTCCTACAGAACCGTGACGCACATGGTGTAATGGATATGGGTGCTGAATTGCAGTCATTACAAAGAACAATTATGGAACTAGAAAGGCTACAAAATGCTTGAATGTTTGATTATAGGTGACTCCATCGCTGTAGGTACCAAGATGTTCGCACCTACCGAGTGCGTGTCCTATGCCAAGGGTGGCTTCAACACCTGGCAATGGAACAAGCGGTGGGGTACCACACCACTAGCGGCTAAGACCGTAGTGATCAGTCTCGGTACCAATGACCACAAGGGTGTGAACACCTATAAAGAACTGTCCAAGGTGCGGTACCGTATCAAGTCTCTGAAGGTCGTCTGGATTATGCCTCCTTGCAATGCCAAATTCTGCAAGCCCGGTGTGAACAAGACCGTCACGGAGATTGCTAAGAGTTATGGTGATACCATCATCGGTACCAAATTCGTGCAGCCAGATGGTGTGCACCCTTCGTGGCGTGGGTATAAACAACTGGTAACATTCTCAGGAATCTAATGGATAAGGAAGCCAGGGATGCCGTTATTGAGGAGTGTGCGCAGAGGCTTGAACGAGAGTGGCCCGGGCCCGGTGCTGGACCAGCGGCGAGTATTCTTCGTGATATGAAAAGCAACAACCTCAAGAAGATAGCATTAGATGACCTTTTCACGCCTGTCTCTTGACGCCGACAACCGTATGCTCCGTATAGGCTTCGGTAAGCACAACGGGCGCTGGTTCTTTCGTGTAGATTTATGGTGGTTCGGCGTAAGAATTTCGCTTGAATAAATATAAGTATTCAAGGAGAATAATATGATATCGTTTGCCCAGTGGAATGATTTACATTGGTTTTATCTATCAGAAGCCACAGAGACCCATAATACTGTTAGTGCAAACACTAAAGGTGTTATGCATGAACTATTAACTGGCTATCATCTAAATGGCGGCAACCACATGGAAAAACACCATGATGTAAACGGACATTCACCTAAAGAAGCTCATGACCAGTTAAAGTCTACAATGTCCCACGAGAACTATAAAAAAATTAATGATAGAGCAAAGGCTGCGGCTGATGATATTAAAAAGCGAATTGGTCATCCAATAAAGCATGTTCATTGGACCTCGAAGCCGGGCGACATTCATAGATCAACTGGTATTCATTCTACTCAAAAGCAAGACGCCTCTGATGTCATGGTATCAGACAAACATGGAAAACATCACGGTATAAGTCTAAAAGTGACGGACAGTAACACCGGTCACGTTCCTGTATCTAATCCAGGTATGGAATCAACTCATGGCGGCGAAAAGATTTTGGCTGCACACCGTGAGAATATCAAAAAACAACATCCAGAACTAAAGAACCTAACAAATGCGGCCAGTCGTAAAGAGTGGGCAAAGGCTAATCCGGAAGCACATGCGGAAATCAAGCGACAAAATGCCCATGTATTGCACAGCATTGCAGAACATATGCATAAACACTTAACTTCAGGTACTCATGAAGACTTGGTAACTCATATTCGAAATCATGTTCTTCATGCACATGCCACCCCACTTCAGCAAGCAGGACACAACCATATACGTCATACCACATATGGCAATCACTCCACACATGCCATCGATCCTGCTGCACACCATGAACACATTCTAGCAGATCCTAAACATATCAATTTAAAAACAGAACGTTCTGGCGCAGCAATTTCCTTTTATTATAAAGGTAAAAAGTTCGCACAACACAGAATGAAATATAACAGCCAATCGGATCCCCTTTCCGGTGTTAAAGGTTCAGGGACTATGCATGGAAAATAATTTTCTCCTATCGAACTAAAGTTTCTCACCTTTTTACTTGACATTTGGTCTCGAATCGTCTACTATAATAATATAGAGAAAGAGATTTGATTATGAAAAAAGGTGAACTACTCGGTAAAGTCCTCGTCCTAGCCACGAATGCCCATGCAGGTCAGTTTGACCGCGGTGGTAACCCATACATCCTTCACCCAATGAAGGTGATGCATTACCTCAAGACAACAGACGAAGAACTCCAGTGCATCGCATTGCTTCATGACGTTATCGAAGATACCGATACCACCTGGGACGACCTACGCGCCATTGGTTGCACCGAACGTGTTCTAGCCGCAGTCTCCGCACTCACCAAGATGCCAGGTCAATCCTATGACCAATACAAGCAAGAGGTAATGGCCAACGAAGATGCCATGAGAGTGAAGATGTCAGACCTTCGCCACAACACCGATATCCGTCGCCTCAAGGGTGTTACCGAAAAGGATATCGCCCGTCTGGCCAAGTATAATCAATTCTATCTTGAACTACTAGCCCAGGTACCCAACAAATGACCGAACTGCTGAAGGTATATGAACAAGCCCTCAAAGAAATCGAGAAGTTCGGTCATTCACACGGCCATGGACACGGATATACCTGTGCCAATATTGCAGCAAAAGCATTGAAGAAGGCCGAGGACAATGAAGAAAATCCGTGAAGAAATCATAGAATACTGGTATGACGAACAAACCGGTAAAGTGGTAAAGAAGATACAGGAGAACAGGCTATTGTCAGAGGATAATGGTGAAGAGCAATGGCAAAAGACCTCTATTAGTGTACCAATTATATGATCACCACACGGCCGAAATGAACAATTTTTCATTATTTTTGTATAGAGAGATAACAGTATGACAGAGAAAGAATGGAAGAAACTACCACTACCAACCGAAACACCTCTTATTCCATATAAGAGATATAGAGGTAGTAAGGTAACATGGTCCAGTGGTAAAACAGCACACTATTGGGTGGAGTATCAATTTTGATTAAATTTATTAAAGAAATCATCAAAGACTATGGACCAGTAGAATGGTCATTAGTAGTAGCAATCATCGTTATATTGGTCATCCTTGTGTAATGAGTAACAATTATCTTATAGAGAATGAACTAGGATATACCAATCACCAGTATGGTAAGTATATCACAGAGAGAGAAGCAACCCATAAAGCTATAAGAGAAGATGACAAGACAGTCATTGTACCAGTGGTGAGAGAACAACTAGACTGGGGTTGACACTGGGTTACACTGGGTTGAACTGGGGTTAGTAAATCCCACTAACTATTAGTATAATATTCAGATTCCAGTGTCCATGAACTAGACCACGCCACCAGAGCATATTAGCGACCATATAACCTGGTCTTAATCCTCGGCCAATTCCCTCCTCCTCGGCACCGCCGCGCATTTTTTACTTGACACCATGGTGCCTTTGTGTTATATTATAGATAATACGAATCATAACGGTTCGGTAACCCTCACTAGGAGAACCACCATGCGAGACTATACCATTACGAAGATAAAGCCTGGTACCTACCTGCTGGACCTATACGTTAACGGTTCCTGGGTAGCGGACCGAAAGGGTTCCAAGCATGCGGTTGAGCAATATGCCACTAGCTTTATCAACAAGCGTATGCCACAGCGTTTCATCATGACCTAGTTTTACTTCCTTTCTCTAGGTCACACACTGGTCCTCGGGTTTCGACTCGGGGACCTTTTTTATGTTTTTCTCTTGACGAATCACTTGCCATGTGTTATAAAGGAGTGTAGCGACTAAAGAATAACTCTAATGAATCAATCACTTGGTTAGCTGAAATGAATGGTTGACATTACTACTGGTTCTGCTATAGTGAAATAGAAGTCAGAGAGAAAGTGATTCGTTATGTATAAGGTCCAATATCGCTATTACAACTATTCCCTTAAGGACAAGCTGTTCGATAACTTCGAAGATGCTCGTAAGTTCTGGAATTACATGCGTGTCCAAGCGGGCATTCGTTATACCGAACTCATCACACCAGACGATGCACCATGGTACGAAGATGGTTATAGCCTCACAAAGCGCAATAGAATTCTTCAAAATACCGCTTGACATTCCCTGCGAATCGTGTATATTGGTATAGTAAGAGAAAAGAAAGAGAATCATCATGCAGAACCAGATTGAACAGCTAATCCAAGATATCAACGCCGACTACTTCGCATGGCAGACATGCAGTGGTAAGGCCCGCAGCGAGATTAATGACCGCATGTATGAAGAGTTTGTAGAGGGTATCCGCGTCGAAGAAGGCCGCAAGTATATCCGCATCGTGACACAGAACAGCGTGTGGGGCTTCATTCAGAAAGAAGACTGCGCTAAGGGGTTCCGTAAGGGTGATATCCTCAAAGCTGCTGGTTGGAATGCACCTACTAAGAACAAAGCACGTGGTAACATCCTAGACGGTGGTTATAAGATCCAGTGGACTGGACCATACTACCTCTAATAAAAAAGGAAATATATTATGGATATGATTGGCTTCGATATGTATTATCAGCACGAACCCAGCCGGGTATCGATGCTTGATACTGGAACACCAGAGAGCGCACGGGATGTACCCTGTGATGGATGTCCGATGATGGAAGACTGTGGTGCTAAGATGCTCGAATGTGTAGCGTTTAGGCAGTGGTCAGCCGATGGTGACTTTATGGATAAAGATATGGCAAGGCTCCGTCGGGCCATGAAGTGAGCGGGCGAACCCGGTAACCTGTAGTAAGATACGGTTGTAGTAAGGTGCGGTTGCACAGACTTAGAGCCAGGTAAGCCATAGTGAAATCTGGTGGGCCCGGGCTAGGTGCCAAGACTTTAGACGCGGCTTGCTTTAAGGTCGTTCACCTGGCACCAAGGAAAAAGCTGATGGCCTCCACCAGAATTTTTCGCGCCACCAAAAACCCCTAAATAAAGTCGAGGAGAGTAAGTAAATGAATATACTACTAGAACAAGATGCCCCGTATTTCGATGACCTCGTAGATGGCCGCGTAGGTGACCTACAGATGGCTCTCTATGATATGGATATGGACGAAGAAGCCAATATCATTGAACAGATTGTGTGGAAGCTAGTTAATGCTACTATACTACAGCGGAGCACCGAGGCAGCTACCTGAATGTTCATACACGACAACGGTAATGTCCATGTATTGTCTAACACTAGATGTGGACATACATCGATGCGCAAATACTTTGGCTTCGAAGAGGTGCCAAGGGGTATGCATGACCGATGGAACGAGTGGATAAATTCTACTACGAGAAGAGTTCTTGTGCTACGAAACCCTATAGACAGATGGAAGTCTGCTGAGGTGTTCGAGACAACGGGTTGGTTTATCCATCATGAACCTCACAACGGTATGGATAAAGACTTTTGGATATGGGTTCACAGACAGCCATATCTTATCAATATTCCACGCTATGTTGACTTTGAGATAATTCCTTTCGAAAACTTGAGTGATTACTTACCCATGGATGAGGGTACTCTGGTATCTAACAGTAACAATGTTAATAGACATGATGCTAAAGGTTCATCGGGTCTAAGAGAAGAGTTGATACAGTATCGATACTTTAGAAAAAATTGTAACGTCATTAGCCCGGAAGAGTGGAAAGAGTTGACGCCGTGATATTATTGACTGGGCATGAAGGCTTCATTGGTAAGTCTCTGAGATACCATCAACCCACTGTGGAATGGGTTGTAACCGATCTAGATGTTGCGACCACGGAGTTTCGCGTAGCCGTTGATAATATGAGTAATATCGAGGCGATTGTCCACTGCGCTGGCAATTCTATTGTATCGGTGTGTGCGACTAATCCCATGGGTGCGTTCCTCAGTAATACTCTTGCTACTGCTAGTGTATTGGAATCCGCTCGAGGTCTTGGTGTTCCAGTGATTGTGCTGGAGTCTGATAAGGTATATGGTGCGCAAAGTCTGAAACCATTGACGGAGACTGCACCATTGAATGGCTTTTCTCCTTATGAGAAGTCCAAGGTGTTGGCTGCGGAACTGTGTGATTTCTACCGTGACTATTATGGTATGGACGTAATCTCTTTGCGGCTTACGAATACTTACGGGCCGCACGATAATAACCTTACGCGGCTGATACCTGGTACGGTGGCGCGGCTGCGGTGCGGTGAGGCGCCTATGATATGGGCGGGGTCTGAGGAGATGCGCCGTGACTATCTGTGGATTGGCGACCTGTGTGAGGTTATTATGGCGTTTGCGAGGAGGGAGAATCTAGCTGGCGCTTATAACGTGACGAGTGAGGAGAATTACTCTACGAGAGAGGTTATTGATATAATCCAAGAGGAGATGGGTACCAAATTACCTATCCTATATAATAAGAAGGATTTTTCTGAGATACCTTACCAGCGTATGGATGGTAGTAAATTGCGCAAAGACCTTGGGTTTGGTCCTTCTACGAAATTAAGAGAAGGTATTAGGAAAATGCTTGACTTGTATAGCTAATAGTGTTATATTGGTGGAATAAGGAGATGTTATGAGTGAAGTAAAAGAATCTGGTGATTATGAAAACTATCTCGACCAGAATGCGCGGATGCAAGACGAGTATCGCATGTCCCTTGAGCATCTGGTAGGGGTGATAGATACTCCGCTTGCGGATAATTCTGGTAAGAAGAAGGTAGACCAAGACCTGTGGAAGGCTATCTACGTCCACTTCCGCACCGTAGAAGATATCGTAGACCTCTCTAAGCGTATCGGGTATATCGTAGCGAGTAATCTTAAAGACTTCTGGTACCCTTTGGCAGACCCTCGTGCTGCGCTGTTTGATGATGGCCAAGCACCATTGGTGGATGTGGATAGGCGCCTATGCGCTCCGCGAACGGATAAGAATCTAGCTTCGCTTGAAGTGGAAGTGAATGATACCGAAGAGAGTGCTTGGAAAGAGCATTGGGTGGGGATGCCAGAGTTTGAGTATCTAGAAGATAACGGACCAATTCGTTCGGTTATTGTGAAGTTTCGTCGGCTTGAGGACTATGAAGAGTTCTCGCGGCGCATTGACCAGGTGCTGACGGATAAGTCTAAAGCAATCTGGCACCCCAAGCTAGAACGGACACCGAATTATCTTCTGCGCTGGATTGAAGCCGAATGAGAATACTAATGCCCGTCATCCAGCACAAAGATAAGAATGTCCGACTTGAGTCGGATGTTGTGCTTGGTGGTGTGGAGTTATTCCAGAAGCTGGTGTATGAGAACATCGAAGGCGTGATACCCGTTTACATTACATTCGAAGACAGAATGGAACGTAGAACAGGTGATATCATGCAACGGGCTGTGAATGAGCATAAGCCAGACATTATCTTCACTAATCATTTCAGTCATGCGTATACAGTAGCATTTCAACAGTTTGATTTACCGGTGGTGTGGCTTAATCACTCGCCTGGTATTCGGTCTATCTACAACGTGGAATCCATCAAAGCCAAAGAAGAGTTCGCTGCTAATGGTGGTTCCATTTACTTCGTCTCTAAAGACCAACACAGTAAGATGAATGCAATCTCTAAGCGTATCGTAGGCCATGATGTTTTGAATGCTTATGGTTATATCAACTCAGCCTTTGCTAACGGCGATGAACAAGTATCTGAAAACAAACACTTTGATGCGGTGACAGTTGGTCGCACGGACCCTACTAAGAATCCATTCTTTCTTCACAACAAACTTAAAGTGTCTGCGCTAAAGTCTTGTGTTCTAACAAGTATTCCTCTATTTGATAGTGATACACAGAAAGAATATGCAGAGAAGAATGCTCATTGGGAAACACCAAGAGATACAATTCGCGGTTTGAAGCACCATGATACCATGGCAGTAATGGCAACTGGTTCTGTTTACGTTTCTACTTGTCCTGTGGAGTCATGGGGCATTACTGCATTAGAAGCCTTGACAAGAGGACTACCTCTGGTGCTTGTTACAGATAGTAGTGGTACACATGGTAGCCAAGCTGTTGCTGATAGTGATACTGACTATATCATGGTTCCTACGAATGTCAAGCAAGAAGAACTAGAAGATGTTATTAATACACTGAAAGGCTTGACTTTTGAGCAAAGGTGTGATATATCTAATAGAACTAAAGCCAAGCACAGTAAAGAGAACTGGATTCTCAACCTAAATAATATGTTCGCTGATAGTTTGGCGAGATGGAAATCAACATCATTGGATCATTTGTTTTATGACTAACCCAAAATACCCCGTTTACATTGTTTCTAAGGGTCGTGCCGATACTATGATTACTTCGCGGTCACTTTCTCGTATGAGAGTGCCGCATTATATCATTATCGAACCTCAAGATTTGCAGCCCTACAAAGATGCGATAACCAATTTCGGACTTTCTGGTGTCACTCTGCTGGTTGCGCCGTTCTCCAATCACGGTGATGGCCCCGGTCGCGCTAGAAACTGGGCATGGGACCACTCTATCAGTATCGGTGCAGATGCCCACTGGGTTCTAGATGATAACATTTCAGATTTCTATCGTCTGTATCGCAACGAACGTATTCGCGTGGAGTCTGGTGTGTTCTTCAAAGTGATGGAAGACTTCTTTGACCGTTATGAGAACCTCTACATTGCTGGTCCGCAGTATCGGTTCTTCATTGCACCGAACCAGAAGTATCCTCCTTATGTCGCCAACACTCGTATCTACTCGACATTGCTAATCCGTAACGATTGTAAGCATCGCTGGCGCGGTCGTTACAATGAAGATACTGATATTTGCCTTCGCGTCCTCAAAGATGGTGACTGCACGGTGCAGTTCAATGCGTTCTTGCAGGGTAAAGTTGCTACACAAACCGTCAAGGGTGGTAATACCGCAGAGTTCTATCACAAAGAATTCTTGGAAGAGGGTGAAGAAGTAGAAGGTAAGCGTTACCACGAGAAGGGCACCATCAACAAGTCACAGATGTTGGCTGATATGCACCCAGATGTTGCGCGTGTTGTATGGCGTTATGGTCGTTGGCATCATTATGTTGACTATACACCCTTCAAGAAGAACACACTAACTCTTAAAGAGGGTGTTGTTCTTCCCGAAGGCGTCAACAATTATGGTATGAAGCTGATTACTCTGCCGCCCGATACAAAGTATTCTAAGGATTTAGACGTAGACGTTTTCGTTTAAACAATATTAACTACATTTTGTAATGCATTATTGGGGACTTTGTCGGTAACAACTATTCTACCGGCGGAGTCCCCTTTACTTGGTGACTTAGAATAGATTTTAGGCACGTTCATACTGTCTTTTGCAGTTGGATCAAACACTTGGTCTTCTCTTCTAGCACGAAGTCTGAAATATAGGTCATGTGACTTAGCATATTTGGTTGCTTCATAGAAGTTTCCATTGTTAAACGAAAGTGTGTTGGTGCTTTTGTTGTAGTTAGATACGGGAGTCATGTTGCCAATATACATGTAGTCAATTGGGCCACCCATATCTTTGTTACCAACCACAATTGTTACTTTATGTTGGTCACTAATCTTACCATAACAGTCCGGAACTTTGTCTCCGGGCTTAATTTTTTTCTTTAGATGCGCTAAAACTGCTTTCATAAACTTATTCGCAAGTCCTGGGACGGCTAAATTGATGCCTTTCAGTCCGCCACCCGCTAATGAGGGCGCAGTCTCACCTTTCATAGAGATGCCTACTGTAGTTTTACCGTCAGCCAGATGTAAATTGACATCAATATAGGGTTCAGAGCCAGAAACTTGTCTTCCGGTGAATTTTTCCGCTTTAATTACTCCAGAAATAGTCTGAGAACCGGCTTTTATCTTAATTCCAGCCGGATTTTTCTTGACCGCATCATTAATTGACTTAACAAAAGTATTTTCTTGTCTTTCTGCCGCTGCACCTGCCATTTTTTGTCTTCCTTCTTTACGTTTATTTATAAATAGAATTGATATGTCATACGATACGATATTTAAACTTATTGGAGATGTAGGATTCCCCATTGCAGCGGCCTTGCTCGGTGGTGTCTTCGTATATTTTGTTATCAACTACATCCTCGAGAGCGTTGTTAAAGCACTCAAGGGAATGCAGGGTATTATTATGGGACTCGACAACCGAGTCAAGACAATGAACCATGATATTATTCGCGTTGATGCAGTTGTTAGTTCCGCCTTGGGTCTTAAACCAGATCTAGACAGAATCGCACGAGCAGACGGGAAGAACGATGCTCGGAAAGATTAATGGATCCATCAATTGTAGCAGAACTAGTTAAACAATATGGATTCCCAATCGTCGCATCTGTCGGTATGGGATATTTTGTTTGGTTCATTTATAAGTTCGTAACTGATAAATTGATGCCGTTGATTGGTGAGACAAACGTAATTTTGATTGCGTTGATTGATCGTGTTCGTATGCTCGACAACGATTTGATTAGATTAAACCAGAAGGTGAGTGTAGTTTTGCAAATAAAAGAGGATCACAGTAATGACACTAAATCTAAAGATTGAGATCCTTAAAGTATTTTCCTTTGATTTAAATTTTTCTTCTGACAACAAAAACAAAAAGGAAGAGAAAGATGCTAAAACGAGCGATGGTGCTCCTGACGCTACTAAGTCTAAGTAGTCCAGCATACGCGGATCCAATTGTTCAACAGTTTAAATCACCTTCCTTTACTGGTTATGGGTGGTCTTCGCATGTGCAATCAATCGATGCGCAAGAGCGTTCGCGTGAGCAGGCAATTAAGGATGCCGAAGCAGCGAAAGCGGCACTGATAAGGGCAGAGGCATCAAATACTCCTCTTGCTAAATTCATGGCACTCTTTACCTCTCAGGTTTACGCACAACTTGCAACACAACTTTCTAACAATCTGTTCGCAGAAGGCGGAACAGCAACCACGGGAACATTCAATCTCGATGGTAACTCTGTAAGTTATGTCAAGACTGGCACCGAAGTTACTCTAACAGTAGTTGATAAGAATGGCAATACTACGGTTGTTGTCGTTCCTATTGCTACGTTTGCATTCTAAGGAGACGTTATGAAAAAGTTAATTCTCCTTCCACTTTTACTCGTTCTTTCTGGTTGCGTTGGTGCGCTTCATCCTACTGCTAACCAATCATATCTATTCAGAGACGATGCAGAAGTCAAGCGTTTTGCTAATCCAAAACTTTTTAAAAATTTACCAGAACTTGATGGTCAACCAATTCCTATTGCGTTGTATTCATTTACTGATAGAACTGGTCAACGTAAACCATCTTCGACTCTCGCAAGTTTCTCTACTGCGGTTACCCAAGGTGCAGATGCATATCTGATTAAGACTTTACAAGATACGGGCAATGGTAAGTGGTTTATCCCTGTTGAGCGTGTTGGTATTGATTCGCTGATTAAAGAACGTCAACTTGTTCGCCAGATGCGCGAACAGATTTCAGGTGAATCTGCCGAACCTCTTCCACCACTAAAGGTTGCAGGTATCATCATAGAAGGTGGTATCATTGACTATAACTCTAACATTAAAACTGGTGGTACTGGCGCTAGATTCCTTGGCGTCGGTCCATACCAGCAATACACACAAGACCAAGTTACAGTTAGTCTTCGTCTAGTTTCTGTCCAGACTGGTGAAGTTCTCAATTCGGTTACTGTAGAGAAAACTGTTCTCTCTACATCTGAGGGGATAACTGCATTCACATTCTTCGACATGGCAACTAAAGCGTTTGAATTTGATGGACAACAAACAAGTAATGAAGCAGGTAGTTATGCGATCCGTTCTGCCATAGAAACGGCCGTTGTTGAGTTAATCAAGGATGGTGAAACCAAAAATCTATGGAGATTCAAACAAAAGGAAACAACAAATGAAACTAAGTAAGTTTTTATTCGTTGGCGCTGCTCTTTGTTATGGAACATCTGTGATTGCACAAACTGTGCTGCCAACAGCACCAACTCCTCCAGCAATTGTAACAACTTCGCCAAATGAAACAGAAGCGAATACTGTTGCAACAACAAATAAGGTATATATCGATCAAGAAGGGGGTAACGTAGATGTTAACATCGTTCAAACTGGTACTGCTAACGTTATCGGTTCTACTCTTGATCCTATTTACCTACGTGGTGATAACCAGAGCGTTATCGCAATACAGACAGGCAATGGAAACCAACTTTATATGGGTGTCGTATCCGATACAGGAGCACAAGGAATCGCCGATGTAACAATTCGTCAAATTGGCGATTTGAACACTGCTACTATTCGTTGTGGAACAGAAGAGTCTGACTCCTCATGTAATCAACTCGACATGAATGCCAAGTTCACTGGTAACAACAATGCTTTTGTTTTCCGTGGTTCGGGTGCTAATATCCGCAACTCGATGGATTTCAACGGTAACAATAACACAATCAACATGGATGCACTATCACCAAATGCGTCACAAACTATTCTGGTGACAGGCAACTACAATGACTTTGATGTTACACAAACCGATCTCGGTGGAACATTCGGTCACTCACTATATGTAAACCTGACAGGTTCGCTAAACACTGTAACAACACAACAGTATGGTGCATCTGAAACTGTGATCAATATTAATAGTGTGGGATCAAATGGCACGTTTAATATCAAAACTGGTCACTAATCTTCTACTGATATTTCTGTTATCGACTCCTGCCTTTGCGGATATTGGGTCGATAACAGATTTCAGAGGAGGTGGTGCTATTAAGCGTGGCGCCAAGACTACAGTTGCATCTAAGGGTGCACGAGTTCAAAAGATGGACACTGTTTCAACAAACAGTCAAGGCAGATTTAGGATTACATTCAATGACTCGACTACCGTTAATATTACAGAAAACTCTCGCCTTCTTGTGGATGACTTTGTGTATGATGGGGGAGGGAAGACGAAGGGCAAACTTGGACTTCGGGTCGCGCTTGGCACCGTCAGATACGCATCAGGCAAAGTCGCAAAAACAAACCCACGAGGCGTAAACATTCGCACACCGACTGCTACTATCGCAGTTCGTGGCACAGACTTCGTTATGTCGGTTGATGAAGCAGGTCGTTCTACGGTCGTGCTGGTTCCCGAATGCTATAACGAATTGGACATCACAAAACAAACTGCCGAATGTCCTAACGGTTCAATCGATGTAATAACTGCATCTGGCGTAGTTACGTTAAACCAACCATTCCAAGCAACAGTTGTAGAAAACAATTTTGCTCCTCCTGCTCCACCAGTAATCATTAATCCTTTGATTAAGACATTAGATAACAACGTTCAAATTGTTCCGTTGGAAACAGATGATGGTCAGAGTTTACTTCAACTTGCTAGAGATAGTTTAAAGAAATTCACTAACCCAGCAAAAGCAGCATCGGATGACAATAAGGATCCAGATGCAGGCACGAATGATAATACAGAACAAGTTACTGTTGCCATGCTTCGCCAAGCAACACCACAAGAACTTCTAGAAGTTTATGCTGAGTTTAACGAAGGTAGTAAACCAGCGGAAACAGTTTATACTAATGTGTCGCCGACATTCAAGAAGAACGTTCAGGTCGGTTGGGTGTATACTCGACTATCAGATGACAGACAACAGGCAGTTACTATCTGGTTAGAGAAGGGTAACGAAGCACAAGTTGTATCCGTTCAAAACGGATTAGTAGATGTCTATAACTTTATGGACGATAAGTGGACAACATCGGGAACTGGTAGACCACAGGGTAATATAACTGTGATGCAAGAAACAGGTGCAAGATGAAAAAACTAATTGCTTTATTTTTACTATTCTTTACGATACCAGCGTTCGCACAAACAAACCTTGGATTTGAAAACGGTAACTATACCGAATGGACTGTCAGTAATGGGTCAACAACTCTAAGAAACAGTTGGAGTCCAAACGGTTCAGGTTCTCAAGTTACAACTGGAATGACTAACTATTGTCCAGGTGGCGGTAAGTGTTGGACAGTTACGCCATATGGTTCTTACATGCTTGCTGTTCAAGCAGGAGCAGGGTCAGTCAACTTCGACCCTGCCATGACATCGCTTGGTTTACAAGGATCCGACATTTCTAGTATCAGATCCTATCTTACATCTCTTGGTGGAAACTCAACTCCAACTAACGCATCTTGGGTTAGAAGAAGCGTAGCATTGCAGGCAGGTGTAACATATACCTTTGCGTGGCAATATCTTTCGACCGATTACGTTCCATTCAATGATGGTTCAATCATAACTCTTACTGGCGGTCCAGGAACACCAACTGTCAATGGTCTTACGCAGAACTATGCGCTACTTGGGTTTACGAATCCAGGAACAGGTAACTATTCTACAAACTCATATGGTGCAACAGGTTGGCAAGTCGCAGTGTTTACTGTTCCTGCTGATGGTAACTATAATCTAGGATTTGCATCATTCAATCTCGGTGATACTTCATTATCGCCAATTTTGTTTATTGATCAGTTACAAGGTAGTACCTCGCTGAATGGAACAGCATTTACTCCAGTTCAACCGAATGCTGGTTCTTCTGCGCCGCCACCTCCTGCACCTGCACCACCTGAACCGACATATCCTCTCGCTTCTATCAGTGCAAACCAATCATTGAAGATTAATCAAACTAATGCGATCACACAAAACTCTATCTACATCAATGTAACTGGTTCTAGCAATTCTGTTTACATCGAACAGTCCTCTAAGCAGAACCAAATCCGTGGCGTAAATGGCGCACAAGCAATGACTATCAATGGTAGTGGTAACAGCGTTACTATTAATCAAGGAACAGCAACTACACCAATCGGCAAGAACTTAGCAGAAGTTTCCGTTACTGGTGATAACAACGTAGTGTCATTGACGCAACAACAAGGCAGCAAATATGCCGAGATTATCACCAATGGACTTGGCAATCAAATCTCGGCTCAACAAAAAGATGCTGGAGGAAAATCGTTGTTTATCAATGCGTTAGGAAATGCTAATAATATCAGTACCTTACAACAGGGAACTGCTAACCATTTTCTGGATATCAGCGCACCATTTGGTGGAGTTACTGCATCGGTTACTCAATTGGGTTCTTCTATGAAGCAATTTCAACTTTTACTAAATAGTCCTGGAATTGGTGTAACTGTCACACAAAATAACTTGACTGCCGCCGACTCTGCGAAAATGGAAATAACATGCACGACTGGACCATGTAATGGATACTCTTATACAAAAAACTAAGAAAGCTCTTCTTTCGCCGTGGTTGGCATTGATTACTTTCGCGGTGCTGTTAGCAGTAAAATTATCAAACCCATACATGGTCGAATCCGCGAGATTGAAGTTTTATGATTATTTGATGCTCGGTTCGCCGACGCAATCTGAACAAATTGTAACTATCAATATTGGGGAGAAAGCAATTGAGAAATATGGCCAGTGGCCTTTCCCTAGGGAAGTCCATGCTCAAATTATTAGCGACATTTATGGCAGAGGGGCTGCTCTTGTTGGCAGCACTATACTTATGCCTGAGCCTGATCGTATGGGGACTGACGGTGTTCTTGTCGATACCCTTAGATCACATCCAGTCGTTCTGAGTCAGACGGTAAGTGATTCTTGTTCTCGGGCAAGTGCGACAATTCGGAGAACAGGCGTTGCCGTAATCGGCGATGGAGAAGCAACTGAATTTCTTCCTCAATATCCGTGCGTTCTAAGTAATATCGCACCTCTTCAAGAAGCCGCAGTCGGTGTTGGGATAACGTCGACCCTACCCGAGAGTGATGGGGTTGTAAGGCGAGTTCCTCTTCTATCTCAAACATCAGGCGAATACTATCCCGCATTTGCTCTAGAGATGCTGCGTGTAGCTGCAGGAGACTCTTCGTATCAAGCCAAGATAAATCAGACTGGGGTTGAAGCATTACGAATTCCTTCTTTTGAAACTATTAAAACTGATGAATATGGAAGAGTATTTGTCAACCCCAATTACGTATTTCCGACTGTTGAAGTAGGTTCTGATATTCCTCGTCTTGATGGGAAAATTGTAATTCTTGGCGTAACTGCTGCTGGAATTGCAAATCCTGTAGCGACTCCATCAGGTGCGCAACATCCCCATGTCCTTCAGGCCAGTCTACTAGAAACTCTGATAAATGGGGATTCTGTTTCGATTCCGAATTGGTCAGCAATTGCGGATCTTGCGGCGTTTCTGGGTCTTGCTCTGGCATTGATCATTCTCTCTAGATTTAGATTTTCGATTATATTTATCGCAGTTCTACTAGGCGGATATTTCTATCTACCATTATATCTGTTCTCGCAACACGGTATTTTACTTGATGTAACATTTAACATACTAGCAATTGCAATAATCTATATGCATATCTACACTGTAAAGTTTATTAGCGAATTCCTTCAGAAGCAACAAATTAAGAAACAGTTTGGTACCTACTTGAGTCCAGATTTGGTAGCAAGACTACAAAGAGAACCAGAACTATTAAAACTTGGCGGAGAGTCTCGCGAACTTTCAATTATGTTTACGGACGTTCGAGGGTTCACTACTATCTCAGAACATTATGGTGAAGATGTCCAAGGCTTGACTTCAATCATGAATCGTTATATGACGGTCATGACAAAAGCAATTCTTGAAAATAACGGCACACTTGATAAGTATATCGGCGATGCACAGATGGCATTCTGGAATGCGCCTCTCGATAATAACCAACATGCACTAGATGCAGTTAAAACATCATTTCAGATGCTAAAAGATTTGGAGACTTTCAATGAAGAAGTTCAAAGAGAAGGCATTCCCGCTTTTGGGATGGGTCTTGGTATTAACACTGCCACTGTGGTTGTTGGTAATATGGGCAGCACTCAGCGTTTTGACTATACTTGCTTGGGGGATGGCGTTAATCTGGCTGCTCGTCTGGAAGGTCAAACCAAGTCTTATGGCGTCAAACTCATCGTCGGACCGCAAACTGCCGAACTGGTTAGGGATGTATACCAAGTAGTCGAACTTGATTTGATTGCAGTTAAAGGTAAGACACTGCCAGCTAAGATTTTCACTATCTTGGAAACCTTCGATCATCCAGGCGAGAAACAGCATGAGAAGTTTCTTACATTTTATCGTGAAGGTAACTGGGAAATAGCCAAAAAATTTGCCAGCGACTTAAAGAAGTGCTGGCAAGGTGAACTATCTGATTATTACGACTCGATGATTAGCCGTATTGAAGAGTTTCAGGTATCGCCTCCGAAAGATTGGGACGGCGTGTATCGGGCGACTTCGAAGTAACTTCTTGTTCGAATAGTTCCTTCTCCATCTGAAGGAAGTGTTGTTCTAGTTCTTCGGTGTTCATTATGCAACCTTCCTTTTATATGCCACACGGCCTTCAAGATATTCTTCAAAAGACGAATAGGTAGGAATACCATTCGCTTCTAGTTCAAAATTAATTTCAAGAAACTCGGCATGTTCATACTGCCAACCGTTCCATGTGACACCCAACTCTTTAAGCAGGGTCTCTTCACTTCTAGATATCTCAAGAATCATCACAATCTCCATAACTTATAATCTAGTTATAGACGATTCGCGACCAAATGTCAACCATTATTTTTCTATTGACAATCTTGGCTATATGTTGTATTGTAAAAGTCTTGAGGAGATTATTATGTCAATGCATCTGTTGGGCCCAGCTTATACTACAACAAATACCAAAAATAGAAAGACTGTAAATAAGGGAATCACTGGTAAGTATGCTCAGGACTGGGTAGACTACAATAAGCAGATGAAACGTCTTGGTTCTTCGACTAAGACCTTTGACGAATATGTGCAATACCGTCAAGGTAAGTATAAGCCTAAGCTGCGTGGCACTCCCATGCCAGCAGCGTATAAATCCGATCATCGCGAACGTTATAAATCTGTAGATAGCGGTGGTATGACGTTTGCTAAGAAGCCTAATGAATATACTGGTACTCTGATCAGGGGTATTGCCACGATGCATAAATCTAATGCAGTACCAGTAATTAATCAAGATCAGATGGAAGAAATCTCAAGGATGCGTAGATGAGTGAAATAGATGATGCTTTAACCACACTAAATTCTGTAGGCGAGGGATTTTGTCCACAGAAGTGGAGATGGCTTGCGCTGTATCTGCATTCGGGTGACAAGCATAGCTGCCATCATCCTAGTCCTAGAATTATTCCGCTGGAAGAAATTGAGGAAGATCCAGCCGCTCTTCACAACACACTTTATGAGAAATTCACTAGAAAGTATATGCTTTCTGGTGGTAAACCGCCTGGTTGTTCATATTGTTGGAATATTGAAAAGATTGGTAAGGTCAGCGACCGCGTATTGAAGAATATTGATAAAATTAATCCTATTTTTGATCTTAATGAAGAAACCGAACTTCTACGCAATACTCCATGGGATCAGAACGTAAATCCATACAACATGGAAATTAGTTTTAGTAATGCGTGTAATTTCAAGTGTGGATATTGCACTGCATCTTTTTCTTCTATGTGGGAACAAGAACTTGAAGAATTTGGTGACTATGATCTAACAGACAGTCCATATGGAACTAGAGGAAAGAAAATATATTCTGAGAAAGAATATAATCCCTATGTGGAAGCATTTTGGAAATGGTGGCCAGAACTAAAAAAAGAGTTGAAGATTTTCCGTATTACTGGTGGTGAACCTCTGATGACCACCAATACATATCGTCTGTTAGAGACGTTGCGTGACGAGGGTAATTCTGACCTTATGTTGCAGATTAATACCAATCTCGGTGTAACCAATCGAAAAGTTGTTGAAGTAAGTAATACTGTTCGAGAACTTATAGATAACAATAAGATTAAGAATTTTCGTTGTTTTACCAGTATTGAATGCACCGGTAAACAAGCTGAATACATTCGGCGTGGTCTGGACTACGAGTTGTTTAAGAAGAATGTTGACACCGTTCTAGAATTGGTCCCAACTGCTTACATGTCCTTTATGGTAACGTATAATAATCTTGTAGTACCGTATTTCAGAGACTTCTTAGATTATATTGTGGAACTTAGAAAAAAATGGGGCAAAGATAGAATTATTGTTGATATTCCACATCTTAAAGAACCGCCACACTGGACAATCAATATTCTAACTAAAGATTTCGGTAAGTATATCGATTCTGACTTGAAATTCATTCAGGAGTCTGAATGGTTTACTGATATAGAACGTCAAAAGATGTTACGTATTCGAGATTACTTTTATAACGATGAACATGCAATTGATGATACGTATCGTCTAAATGCCAGACGAGATTTTGCTAAGTTTTTCCCAGAATACGATAGACGAAGCAAAAGCAACCTAGTGGAAGTATTTCCAGAATTCAAAGAATTTTTAGAATGGTGTAATACCCTATGAACGATGAAAATCAACGCGGTGATGAAGTAACTGCCGATCTAGATGGAGCATACAAGAGTGTTTACTTTGACAACACTAAGGATATGCTGGAAGGCTTAAACAAAGTAAGTCCTTCCTTTTGTCTTGCAAAGTGGTTTAATGTCAGCATTCATATTCCTACTGGCAGAACTCATAGTTGCTATCATCCTAGAACCCATAAGGTTCCTTTAGAGGAACTTGCGGCAGATCCAGGTGCTTTACATAACACAAAATACAAGAAAGAACAGCGAAAGAAGATGTTACTAGGCGAAAGACCGTCGGAATGCTCTTTCTGTTGGGATATCGAAGATACTGGTAATATGAGCGATAGAGCGTATCGCAGTTTTGATGTTAACTCGCCGGGTATTATCGATGAAGCGTTAGCAGTTGGGTTTGAAGGAAATCCTGCCCCCAAATATTTGGAAGTCAACTTTAATCAGGCCTGCAATTTAAAATGCACATATTGTTCCCCTCATTTGTCTACAGAGTGGCATAAAGAAATTAAAGAGCATGGTCCATATCGGCTTTTCGATAGAACTCATAATGACGATGGTTGGATGAAAGAACAGGGTTGGGTGCCGGATAATTCTCCTGTAAATCCATATCTTGTTGCATTCTGGGAGTGGTTTCCTACTGTATATGACAAGTTAAAGACATTTCGTATGACAGGCGGCGAGCCTTTGATGGATAAGAATACTTTTAAGATTTTTGACCATGTCAAGAAAAATCCAAAACCAGATTTGACGCTAAGTATTACTAGCAATTGTTGCCCTCCAAAAGGACAGTGGCAAAAGTTTATGGATGACTTGAAAGAAATCACAGATCAGGATGCAATCGATCACTTCATGCTCTTCTGTAGTCTCGATAGTTGGGGAAAACAGGCAGAGTATATTCGGACAGGTATGGATTTTGATGTTCTTTATAAAAACATCACACAATTTTTGAGTGAAGGTGAAAAGCATTCTCTAACCTTTATTGTGACATGTAACATTCTATGTTTACCGAATTGGATGACATACTTTCAAAATATTTTAAGATTGCGTCAAGAGTATAATACGGATAGACAGTTGGTTTGGTTTGATACTCCTATGCTTACTGATCCTAAGTGGCTGAGTCTAAAGTTGGCATCTAAAGAGATGTTGCAGCCTTTGCTAAATAGTATCGAATTTATGGAGCAAAACAAAGAGACCGTATCAAATCGATTTAAGGGTTTCAAAGATTATGAAATTGACAAAGTAAAGCGCCTTTATGACTGGGCAGTTGAACCAATGCCTAAAGATGAAGAAATTCTTCATAAGAAAAACTTCACTATGCATTTTAGAGAACATGATAAGCGGCGTAAGACTAACCTCAAAGAAACATTTCCAGAAATGATAGAATTTATTGAAGAATGCGAAGGCCTGATTAATGAGTGATAATTTAGAATATATTAATAAGGTAAAAAAAGTCCGAGATACACTGAATACAGTGGGTAATGGATTTTGTCTGCAAAAATGGCGCCACGAGACTCTGTATCTTCATATGGGCGACAATCACAGTTGTTATCATCCTCGCCCTCGTCATATTCCTTTAGAAGAAATTGCTGAAAATCCTTCTGCACTTCATAATACGAAGTGGAAGAAAGAACAGCGTAAAATTATGCTTGAGGGCGGACGTCCAGAAGAATGTTACTACTGCTGGAACGTAGAAAATCTTCCTGGCGAAAATTTTAGCGATAGAATGTTTCATAATGCAAGTCATTGGATAGATGCCGCCGCTGAAACTGAAATGATTAAGAATACGGCATGGGATGCAGACTACAATCCTTACTTCCTTGAAGTTAGTTTTGGTGCAGGTTGTAATTTTAAGTGTGGTTATTGCTGTCCACAAGCATCTTCACTATGGGAAGATGAAATCCGCAAGCATGGTAATTATGACATTAGTTATAATCAGTATGGGATTGAATATCTAGAAACTAGTAAGGTGTATAGAGATGACGAATACAATCCCTACATCGAGGCATTTTGGAAGTGGTGGCCTGACCTAAAGAAGGATCTCCGTGTTCTTCGCCTGACGGGCGGCGAAGCACTTATCAACTCAAACACAATGAAGTTGTTTAAATTGATTGAAGAGGGTGATGGTACTCAGCATCTTGAATTGAATTTGAATAGTAATCTTGGCGTTTCGAATAATCGAGTGACAAAGTTTGCTGAAACAGTAAAGTCGATGATCGAAAATAAGAAAATTAAGGATTTCAAACTTTACACAAGTCTAGAATCGTGGGGACCGAAGGCAGAATATATGCGCAGAGGTCTGGATCAGGATCTTTTCTTGCAGAACGTAGAAACATATCTAAGAATTGTTCCAAAAGCAAACATTAGTTTTATGTGTACCTACAACATTCTGTGTGTTGCTTCTTTCCGTCCATTCTTAGAAAAGATATTAGAACTTCGCGATAAGTGGGGTAAAGAGCGTATTGGATTTGATACGCCGTATCTAAAAGAACCACCACATTGGATGATTAATCTTCTTCCGCCAGAATGGGTATCATATATCGATGAGGACCTTGATTTCATCAAGCAGCGTATTACTCCATACGGAATGGAGTTTGGATTCAATGAACATGAATGGGAAAAGCTAAAGCGAGTAAGAAATTACTTTGTGACTGGTGGACCTAGGATTACTCCTGAATTAATCGAAACCGGTCGCAAGGACTTCTATAAGTTCTTTTCCGAATATGACAAACGTTCTCCTGGGCTTAATCTAATAGAAACTTTTCCTGAATACAAGGATTTTTACCACATGTGCAAGGAATTAACTGAAAATGCAAGTTGAACCACTATACAAATCGTGGCGCAATATTACTGCGATGCACATTGAATTATCTAATAAATGTAATGCAGGATGTCCTATGTGTCCTCGTTATATCAATCAGGGTAAAGAAATCAATCCTCTTCTAAATCTAACAGATATTTCTCTAGAACAATTCAAAGAATGGTTTCCTATTCCGTTTGTTTCACAACTTAGACGGGTGTATGCATGTGGGAATTATGGAGATCCTATTACTGCTAAAGATACTTTGCCAATATTCAAGTATTTGCGAGAAAATAACCCATATCTCTCATTAGTAATGCACACAAATGCTAGTGCTAGATCGGAAGGTTGGTGGAAAGAACTAGGTCAAATTCTCAACGGAGAAAATCAACGAGATGATGGTGTAACTTTTTCTGTTGATGGCTTATGGGACACAAATCACCTATACAGAAGAAATACCAATTTTGCTAAAATTCATGCTAATATGAAAGCATTTACTGCCGCAGGCGGCATAGCTAAATGGGACTTTATCGCGTTTGATTTTAATGAGCATCAAATTGACGAAGCCAAGGCCATCGCAAAAGAATTGAATTTTAGAACTTTCAATATTAAAAGAACAACTAGATGGCAAGGATATGATGCAGCCGGAAGAGGGTACTACAGAGTTAGAAATCCAGATGGTTCCTCATACTACATCAAGCAACCGGAAGAAGAGAGACTAAAGCATCAAAATGATGTTGTTTTTGCAAAAGCAATAAAGAATCTTATTCCACAATATATCACAAATGAAGAATTTGGTAGATTGATGCCTGAAAACACAGAAGAGTTTTTAGTAAATCATGATCCCGACTCCAACGAAACAATTAAGATTAAACACAACTCTTTGGGTATTATGTGTCGAGCAAAGATTAATGAACACCAGAAAAACAACGAAGTGTTCTTGTCTGCCACAGGTCATGTTTTCCCTTGTTGTTTTCTAGGCGGAGAACCATGGAGATTTGGTGCGCAATGGTCAAATCCTAATGATAACTCGCTTAAAATGATCGAACTTAATGGTGGTATGGACTCACTGGATCTTCATAAGCATACTTTAGAAGAAATTATTAATACTGCATATTTTCAAAGATATCTACCGATGAGTTTCGAGCGTGGTAGTTCGATGCGCAGTCATCAATGCAGTTCTTGTTGTGGTTTAGAATTCAATAAACTGGATCAGGGTGAATTGGGTAATAATAGAAATCACGTAAACGAGGTACAATAATGTCAGATACTATTTGCGTATATCCCTGGATGAATTTGAGCATTGGCTCACACGGGGAATTTAGGCCTTGTTGCAATGCGATTGGCTCAAAACAAGTTCAAGAAAACATCAAAGACAAAGAAAACTATGATGTGAATACATTACTGAAAACAAAAACCATGTCGTATCTGCGAGATGAAATGTTAAAGGGGAATAAGCCAGAACTTTGCTCACGATGCTGGAATATCGAAGACTCTGGTAATAAGAGTTTTAGAGATTATGCGAATTCAGTCTTTCGTAAAGAATATGATAGGATTGTGGCTGAAAAAAGTCCAGAGCCTATTGGTATTGTAAAAGTTGAATTTGATTTGGATGCCAAGTGCAATCTTAAATGCAGAATGTGTGGGCCGTTCAGTAGTTCTCTGATTCGTAAGGAAGTAGATGAACACCCGGAAGCAAAACAATATTATCAGTCTAGTTGGTCGGATACAAAGTGGATTGATGCCGTAGATATCAATGAGGTATTGTCACAACATATTCATACTATCAAACAAATTTATTTGATAGGCGGTGAACCGCTAATCATTGATGAAAACCTTAAGCTACTACAATTTTTATGCGAGACTGGTGCGGCAAAAAACATTGCGCTACACTATAATACCAACGGAATGAACAACCCGTATGAATTTATCGACTACTGGAAACAGTTTAGAGAAGTTCATCTCGGCCTTAGTATTGATGGTTATAAGTCAACGTTTGAATATATTAGATTTCCTGGTAGGTGGAAAAAAATCGAAAAGAACTTATTGACTTACAAAACCATTATGCAAGAACATCAAAACATTCATGCTACCATAAGCACAACATTACAAAACTTATCTTTGGATACAATGGCAGACTTGATTCGTTTCTTTGATACGGTTGGAATTCACTGTTCCGTTATTCCTGTTAATAGTCCAGATTTTTTGCAGCCTGATGTTATGCCCGAAGATAATTATAATCTTAGATTGAACGAATTGCGGGAATATTTTGAGGTTCAGAAAAATACTAATGCTTTAAATAAACAAGCAGTAGAATTTATCATCAAATACCTGGAATCCAGAACCGATAATCTACATAATCCTATTATTCAAAATAATTTTGTTATGAAACAACAGTTACTTGATAAGATCAGAAAACAGAATGTGTTTGAAACCTATCCTTGGGCTGAAAAATGTCTACCAAAAAATTAACTTGTCTGACTGCCAAATATGGAATTGCAACCGAGACTATGGGCAATGCTAAAACATGCTGCATGGCAAGAGACGTATTATTAGACGATGATGGCAAGGAGATGCGGTTCAATACGCATAAGCCTAGTCAGTTTTGGAAAAGCAATCACAGACGAGAAATTTTGGAAGCATTAGATGCTGGCATTCAGCATCCCAATTGTATTGCTTGTTGGGAAGAAGAAAATGCTGGAGGAAAAATTAGTAAGCGCCTGAGAGAGCAACATTTGTGGGAAAAATATGAACAGGATTATCCTGATGTTATGGGCCCAGAAACGCCGTTCTATATTGACATGAAGTTTGGTAATACATGCAATTTAAGGTGTAGAACGTGCAACTCAAATAGCAGTAGTGCTTGGCAAACAGAAGAATATGATGTATATTTAAAAGAATATGCAGATAAAAGAAAATTTCTTGCCCGCTTCGAGCCCGCGAGAATAAGTTACTCGGATGACAATCCATTATTGTGGGAAGAATTTGAACAATGGATTCTACAATCTAAAAGAATTGACTTTTATGGCGGTGAACCGTTATTAATTACTAAGCCATGGAAAATGTTACATAAGTGTATTGAAGCTGGGGTAAGTAAGTCCCAGTACCTGCATTGTAATACAAATGGCACAATTTTTCCTAGTCAAAAACAGATTGATGTTTTCACTCAGTTTCAAACCTCTGATATTGCACTAAGTATCGATGGAATAGAACAGGTATTTGAATACATGAGACATCCTGCAAAATGGGATGTGGTTCTTGCAAATATTGACAAGTTTCATGAGTTAAGTCGGAAACATCCGTCAATAAAGATTAGTTTTTGTTATACTATAAGCATAGCTAATATTGACCACATCACAGAGTTTGATAGATTCATACGTAATAGATATGGAGTGAATTCTGGTATATGGTATAACATGTTATACAAGCCAGATCATTATAAGATAACCAATTTGCCCAGAGAAATTAAGCTAGAGCTAATCCAAAAAATCACATCTTATATTTCTGAATATAAAGAGGCTAATGAATGGAATTTTGATACGCTAAGAAATGTGACTACGCATTTAATGTCAGAGAGGCCTTCGGAAAGACATTTCAGCAATTTCTATGTTATTTCAGAAAAACATGATAAGTATAAAAATCAAAAGTTTTCTGAATACTTTCCAGACTGGGCAAAAAAATTGGAAGCATATAGATGATTCCTAATATTTACGAGTTACACATCGAACTCACCAATAACTGTAATGCGGCATGCCCCGGATGCACACGTAACTGGATGGGTGGGAAAACTAAAAGCACGATTGAATTATCTCAGATTAGTCTAGAAAAATTTAAAACTTGGTTCACGCCGGAAGTATGTGAAAAAGTTGAAGTGTGGATTTTATGCGGAAGTTCTGGTGATCCCTCATTGTGTAGGGATCTACACGAAATTGTTTCCTATATTCGAGAAGTGTCGCCTAAATCAGCGATAAGACTTCACACAAACGGTGGCACTAGAAATGAAGATTTCTGGCAAAAAATGGGCGCGTTATTCAATCCAGAATTATACAAGGGAGATATCGTCTTTAGTATAGATGGGCTTGAAGACACCAACCATATATATCGTAGAAATGTCAAATGGGATACGGCATTTAATAATTTTATTGCCGCTACTACCACTGGTGCGAATATTGTCTGGGAATTTTTAGTATTTGCCCACAATGAACATCAGGTTAATTACGCTAAAAGTTTGGCCGAGAGTGTTGGAGCAAAATTTATTGCGAAACGACCGCTAGGATTTGAGAGTGTTAGTAGTATTCCAGTTCATGATGCTACCGGTAAGTTTGAATATGCAATTCAGGCACCATCTGAAAAATATAGAGTGTCTTTTCAATATGACAACGAAAGAAACATCGTTTTTAGAAACTATGATGTAGAGCGAATGGATAAAACGGCTGTTGATGTAAGAGATATCTTTATGAGCATAGAAGACGAACATGAAGATTTTAAAAAGATATTCAGAAGTCCAAAAGAATATACCAGTGAACTAGAGCATACTGAAATCGAACCTAAATGCAATTCTAATAACAAGAAAACATTTTATGTCAATTCTAGTGGCGATTTACTACCATGTTGTTGGTTTGATAGTGCGATTAATAATAGCTATCATAGAATTGATGAATATCAATTTAAAAAATGGCATTATTCTCAAACAAGAACTTCCTCCATCAATCTAAATACTAGCAACTTTCAAACAATTGTCGATGGTCTTTACTATCAAAATCTGAAAGATACATGGAAGAAGAAAAGCTGCTCTGACGGTAAACTTTATGTTTGCTCAGAAGCATGTGGTAAAAATAATAATAGGGACGAAATTTATGTTGTTTAAATGGATTCAAAGATTATATAATTCATATGTTCTAAAGCAAAAGTATAAAAAGAGACTGGCTGAGATCCGAAAGCAGGACCCGTTCATTTATGATTGAATTCGATAGAATCATTGCTTATGGTTGTAGTATGACTGCCGGTGATGAAACGCTAGATCATGTTTTTGTTGATGCGTTAACGGAATACGAAGTTGATAAAACAAAAATTGACTTGGGCGGATTATACTGTCCTGAGTGGAATACAAAATATTATAATCCGAAGTATTGTTCCGATAAAACTTTATTCGATGAGAACGGCAGATGGGATTGGGGCGAACAGATACGCCGTACCAAAGAAGTGGCATGGCCGCGTTGGCTGGCAGATAAGTTTGGCGTTCCTTGGATAAACAGAGGGCTTGGTGGAGCAGGCATGGAGTATTCAATATACTGCTATGAGGAAGACCTGGCCACTGGGAAAATCGGAGATAAAGACTTAGTTCTATTTGGATTAACAAGTGCTAATAGATGGTTTTGGTTAAATGAGAATGGAATAACGAAGAAGCCGTTATTGTCATATCATGCGGATTGGCCCTCGCCGAAATTTCACAAAGATTATGTAGCTACCGTGGGAAACACATATCAAATATGCTGGGATGCCTACTGGCAAATTCAATATATTGATAATCTCTACCATCGAACAAATGGTAGAGTAAAAAGTTTTCATGTCACCACTAACTACAATAATATTTTCAAAGGGATTTCAGATCCGACTTTCTATCAATCAAATATGTATCGTATAGCAGAAAAAAGTAAAGATTTGCCCTCCATCATGAAACTTGATTATTATTTTAAGAGTTATGAATATGGTAGAAATTGGAATGCATTAGAGCCTCATCCAAAATATTGTGGTTTCGGTCATCCTAAAATTTCTGAACACCAAGTGATGGCAGAAGAACTATATAAGTATTTGATTAATGAATAAATTCTGTGAATATCCTTTTACTGGATTATTTCTCAACACCAACGGAGATATTAAGTTCTGTTGTGCTGGCTCTTTTCCTTTGGGTAACATAAAAAAAGACAATCCTTCTGAGATGTTACTAGGGAAAAAGGCTAATAAAATTCGTGAAAATATTCTACTTGGCCAACCAGAAAGTTATTGTTCTTATTGTGATTTGGCAGAAAAAGGAGGAAGTATATCACAACGAAAGATTACTAATCCTAAAAACTTCTCTGAACCAACAGATTTTCAATTGACATCCCTGGATCTAAGATGGGACAACACATGTAACCTAAGTTGTATTTACTGTAACTCACAATTTAGTTCTAAGTGGGCATCTATACTCCAAGACAATTTTGAAAAGAACTCGAAAGATACCGATGCTCAATTGCTTGAGTTTATAAAACAGAATGCAGATGACGTTTTTAGTGTGCAACTTCTAGGGGGTGAGCCTCTACTACAGAAGCAAAATTTGGATTTAATTGATATTTTACCTGACAAGTTTTACTATGTCCTATCTAATATGGCGGTAGATGTTAAAAACAATGACGTTGCTAAAAAGCTATTAACTCTAGGAAAAAAAGTTAAGTGGGCAGTTAGCTTTGAAACTATTAAGGACAAATTCGAATATATTAGACATGGTGCAAAATGGAATGCATTTGAGGAAAATGTAAAATATATTAGAAATTTTAGTGATAGTAAACTTACTATTCATGCAACCTATTGTTTGCCCAGTGCTTTAAGTTTAGTGGAATTCTGTGATTATGTTTACTACAGCGACTATTATGACGGTATTACATTTCAGCTATTGACTTCTCCTCGTTCACTTAATATTTTTGCTGCTACGCCTGAAATAAAAAAATTAGCAATAGATCAGTTAGATATATGCATCGACAAATATGAATCCTACTTTTCTTCTGATATCATTCAATTGGTAAATATCAGAGAAAGTCTTCTATCTCATGTTGACGACAATGAAGTTACAAATGTTAGAGATGAAACGATACAATTAGATTCTTGGATTGAAGAATTAGAAACAAAATTTCTTAAAAAAGACATAAAATTTTATAACTTGTGGAATGAGCTAAGTGTCGATCCGATACCATAATATTGAAGAATGCAACATAAAAAGAACAATTTTTTATGGCTGTTCCAATACTGCTGGGTCCGAATTGGCAGATGCGGATATATTCGATATGTCGCTCAAAGAAGTCAATACTTTGAAAATGAGATATGGGCGCAGCAACTGGAACGCACAACTATACAGTAAAGTTTATGCCATGTTAGATCCAAGGTGTTCGGAATCAGCTAATGACCGATATGTGAAATTGTGCAATCAATATTCATACGCAAAACATCTTAGTGATATGTTATCCACGGAATATGTGAACTTTGCTGAACCAGGCACTTCTCAAAAAAAGATATTGTTTAATATACTGTCGGATATAGCAAATGGTTATTACAAAGATGGAGATGTGGTATTTATAGGAGCGACATCTCCTGTAAGAGATATGATCATAGATGAAGAAGGTAATTTACACAACTTTATTATGTCTCATAGACATACATTAAATAAACTAGAGACCTTATATGATGCACTGATACAAATTAATAACGAATATCAAGTGGCCCTGAACAATATGATTATTTTACGGTCAATACAAACTGCTTTACACCAAGAAAATATACCACATATTTTTATAGAAACGCATCCCTACATTCCTTATCCTGATGATCCATCTAGTCAGCATTCTAATTTAAAATTCTTAAAAACAAAAACAGACATTGATTTAATTAAACGTCTAAAAACGATTTATAAAGATACATTTGATAGATTGAATTTTGTACCTGTTGGCTCAATGTATAAATATAAGGGTGAAAGATGTGCTTATGGACATGCTGGCATCGAAGCCCACAAAATGTTTGCTACCGAAATATATGATTATTTGATAAAACCAAAATAGGATTCTTTATGATTGAATGGGGTATATCTGCGGCCGCACACGATGCGTCTTTGACTGTTGTTTCTGGCAATGAAATTTTGTTTGCTTCCCATGCAGAAAGATATTCTGGTATCAAAAACGACAAAGACTTAAATGATGATTTAATTCATGCTGCTTTGAAATTTGGCAAACCAGAAAAAATTCACTGGTATGAAAAGCCTAAACTTAGGGCAATGAGAAGACTGTTAGCCGGTCAGGGACTGATTCGATTTAGTGTCAGGCAGTATCTTGAACATTTTGGTCTAAAAGATATTCCGGTAGAGTTTGCTTATCACCACGAGTCACATGCCGCTGCTGGCTTTTACACTTCGCCATATGATGATGCAACCGCTCTTGTTATTGATGCTATTGGGGAATTCGATACTGCATCAATCTGGAAATGTTCTGGTAGTAAACTCAAAAAGAAATGGTCTATGGACTATCCCAAGTCTTTGGGCCTGTTCTATTCTGCTATGACAGATAGAATTGGGTTAAAGCCCAATGAAGACGAATATATCTTAATGGGAATGGTAGCATATGGTGATCCTGGAAAGTATTATGATGAAGTAAAAAATCTTTGGAAATCTGAGAACCTGCATCGTGGATGTCGCTGGTGGAGGCCAGATGATGGAGACCTGGACATTTATAGTGTCGCTGCGGCAACTCAAAAAGTCTATGAAGAAGAATTCGAAAAACTTCTGATACGAGCAAAAATGAAAGACCCCGGACAAAATAATCTCGTTCTTATGGGTGGTTGTGCGTTAAACTGTAGTGCAAATCATATTGCACGAAAGTATTTTGATAATGTCTGGATTATGCCTAATCCTGGAGATTCGGGTAGTTCTTTGGGTGCGATTGCAGCTAACAACAGACAAAAATTGAACTGGAAGGGTCCATATCTAGGTGCAGATATGGGAGGAGAATATCCAGTAGAAAAACTCTTGACAGAATTGCATAAGGCTAGTATAGTAGGAGTTGCAAATGGTCAAGCTGAATTTGGTCCTAGAGCATTAGGTAATCGCAGCCTTCTAGCTGATCCAAGAGGACATGACATTAAGGATAAAGTAAATGCCATTAAAAAGCGTCAAAAATTTCGGCCATTCGCTCCAGTTATTTTGGCAGAACATGCGAGAGACTACTTTGAGATGTCATGGGAAGACTCCCCTTATATGCAATATACTTCAAGATGTAAATATCCTGATCAGTTTCCTGCTATTGTCCATGCTGATGGTACAAGTCGCGTCCAAACTGTGACAAAAGAGCAACACTCTGGACTGTATGAACTTCTTAGTAGGTGGTATGAAGAAACCGGCTGTCCAATGCTATTGAATACTAGTCTTAATATCAAGGGTATGCCCATGGTGAATAACTTCAAAGACGCGGATGATTTCGAGGCGAAATACATGGTAAAAGTCTTTTCCTAATAAATATTAACATGAATAACATCCTCCAGTTTCCAGATAGATTTCGTAAGGAACCTAGACGCTATCGCATACCGTTATATACGGATGCCGATGTGGAGCTTGTTTTATTTTGCGTCAATGCTTTCGGAGTTACACCAGAAAGAAACATGATGGACGATTTATTAGAAATGGACCCAATTGAAGTTATAGAATGTCTTGACATTGCGAGGGAATCTGATATAATATCAAGTGTAGCAAAAGAGCATATACGCTGCATACGTGAATCTATCGAAGAAAGTTAATATATCATGAATATCTTTTATTTGGATCGTGACGTTTCCAAATGTGCTGAATATCATAATGACAAGCATGTCGTTAAGATGATCTTAGAATATGCACAACTGTTATCTACTGCACATCGCGTAATCGACGGTGAACAATACCTAGACAAAACTGCGAATGGCCGTTCAATCAAGCGTTGGCGTATGGAAGACAACACCCTTGAAACAGTTCTCTACAAAGCAACACATATCAATCATCCGAGTGCTATCTGGGTTCGCCAGTCTAACAATAATTATAACTGGCTTGTATGTCTATTCCAATCCCTACTGGCAGAATACACTTATCGGTATGGTAAAATTCATGCGACCGACCGATTAGTTTATTTTCTTCGCAAGCCACCCAAAAATATTCCGGTAAGTTATCTAACACAGCCGACGCCTGCGATGCCAGATGAATACAAGGTACAAGGTGATTCCTTACAATCATATCGTAACTATTATATCGGCGCAAAAAAAACTATGGCAAAATGGAAAAATCGTGAAATTCCTTGCTGGTGGAAAGATGATACACAATAAATAACTACATGAAGACAGTTATACCGATTTCTCTTCCCGAATCCATCGTGCCTCCCTCGGCACTAGGCGACTCTGCTATTGCAGTGTCGCCTTTTTTGTATCAACCTCAAACCTCAAAGGACTGTTATGTCAAGAAGAAAACAAAACGCCTTACAAGTTGTCTCAAATAATGACTCGCCCGTAACCCTAGAGAAGAGTAAGCTATGCAAAGTAAAATACGAAGACCTAAAAAATATTCAACCAAAAACCTTTAATCAGAGACAATTTTTTGAACTTTATAATCAACAGTCCGCAGCAATATTACTTCACGGTGTAGCAGGAACAGGGAAAACATACATCGCGCTTTTTAAGGCACTAGAAGAAGCACTAGATCCAGAAACAGTATTTGAGCGAGTAGTAATAGTCCGCTCTGCTGTTCCATCAAGAGAAATTGGTCACCTACCTGGTGATGAAAAAGAAAAGACAGAAGTTTATCAGTTACCTTATGTAGAAATCTGCGAGGATTTGTTTAATCATATCCAGCCATTTCAGCGATTGCAAGAACAAAAGTCAGTGAACTTTATGATCACTTCATTTGTTCGTGGTATCACTCTAGATAATTCCATCGTCATCGTTGATGAATGTCAGAATATGACGGATATGGAATTAAATTCAATTATGACCAGAATTGGCAGAAACTCAAAGATCATATTCTGCGGAGATTTCCGACAGACTGATCTATATAAAAAGACCGATATGTCTGGACTTCAAAAGTTCATCGCTATCGCCGAACTAATGCCCTCGTTCAAAACTGTAGAGTTTTCTGTTCATGATATAGTAAGGTCCAAATTGGTTAAAGAATATATTCTGGCCAGATTAGAATATGAGGAGAGATACGCATAAAAGACTTGACAAACTATGCGAATCATGTTATAAGAGTATATGTTTAAAACGATCTATGATTATACTGATTTCGCCCAAGATGAAACAAGAGAAGATGGTAGCAGAGTTTATGTCAATGCCTCGGGTGTTGGATATCCCTCTGCTACCACTGTTCTCGGTGTTCTGAATAAAGATGGCATCAACAAGTGGCGTGAGCGCGTTGGTGAAGAAGAAGCCGACCGCATTTCTAAGCAGGCTTCTACTCGCGGTACTAAAATACACACACTTACCGAAGCATATTTAAAGAATGAAGAAGTCGATTTTGATAGCGTGAGAGCGTCCTTGCTCGACAAGGAAATGTTTACTAAGTTTAAGTCAATTCTTGAACCTATCGATAACATTCACTGCCAAGAGCTGGCATTATACAGCGACTTCCTGCGTATGGCTGGTCGCGTTGACTGTATCGGAGAATACAATGGTATTCGCGCCGTAATCGACTTTAAGACTTCTAATCGGCCCAAGAAGAAGGAATATATCAGTTCCTACTTTATGCAGACCGCTGCATATGCAATCATGTATGAAGAACGAACTGGTATTCCTGTTCCCTTTCTTGTTATCTTGATTGCTGTAGATGGCGATGAGCCTCAGGTGTTTGTAGAAAAGCGCGACAACTGGGCCAAAAAACTTATCGAAACTCGTGATTTATTCGAAGCGAGTCGTAATAAATAGTTTGATGATAAAAGACCGCATACAGTTTACGGAATCCGCACTTGAGCATTTTCGTAATGTCTCAGTTTCAAATAACGCACTAGGTGTTCGACTATCTCTCGCAGGAGGTGGATGTGCCGGGTTCAGTTACAAGTGGGATTTGGTAAAGAGTGCTGACGAACTCGTAGAAGATGACTTTCCACAAGAGTATGATGATTGGACGTTCTGGCTGGATAGACCGTCGGAACTATATCTTATAGGTAGCACCGTTAATAAAAAAGTTGATATTATTGGTAGCGTCATTGAAATACAAGCACCGCTTGCTTCTAGTAGCTGCGGCTGCGGAGAGAGTATCAATTTTAATCTATAGGATAATATAATGGTTAATTTAGAAATTCCCGGTTGGATGACCGAGCAAGAACTTCATCAAATCGAGAAATGGGCGAATGAGGTTCCAGAGAATGGAGTCATCATGGAGATCGGCAGTCTCTACGGACGTAGCGCATATACATGGGCAAAGTCCTGCCATCCCTCTGTAAATGTATATTGTGTAGACACATTTTATGCCCCGCAGACAGACACAGATTTCCATGGTGAGTTCCACAAGAACACTAAGGATATACCAAATATTCATAGCATCCGCGCTGCCTGTCCGTATTTTAAATACTCGGAATATGTAAACAACCCTGCAGATATATTCTTTGTCGATGCCGCACACACTAATCCAAATGACTGGCATATCATTCAATATGGACTGAGAAATCTAAAAAGTGGTGGTCTACTGTGCGGCCATGACTATGTGGAGGGCTGGCCAGAAGTCGTGTGGCCACCCGGTTGGCCAGACGTAGTTGAGAACGTAAAACGACTAGAGCAACAACTCGGTAAACCTGCTACGTTCTACCCTGGCACATCATTCTGGTCATTTGTAATCGATGCTGCGGCGTGAAGAATATAAAAAACTGTTGACTTCCAAAGCAAACTAGTGTATAAATAGATTATCAGTTGTTGACAATCAACAATAAAGGCGGAAAGACCGGGGTTCGACTCCCCGCACCTCCACCAAGAGGAAATTATGGTAATTTGCAGTTGTCGTGACATACGTGACTCTCAGTATACTAACCTAGAAGATTTAAGAGCGCGTATAATAGAAGATGATTTTTGCTGCGGTACTTGCCTAGATGAGTTTCTTGTTGATGGGGGTGACCTTGGAATTCGATTTTCGTGTAATAGGGCGGTTCGAGACTGATTGCTTGGCAAAGTGCCACTAAACGTAAATGCAAACGATAACGTTGCCTTTGCAGGATATGCGCTAGCCGCATAATCTCATTGGGTTTTTGATAGTTTTCCCTCGAAACAGAATAAAACTATCACCTGTTTGGTTTATACGATGAAATGAGTGATGTAAGAATCTACGGATGCTAAATAGTTGTATGACCCATTGTGCGACCTGACACCAGCAAGCACAGTGGGTTATTTTTTGTCTTCGGACAATCAGTGTGGGGAGTCACTGGTTAATACCCTCTCAAGTATAACAAAAAAATGGAAATAAGATGACTTCCTTTAATAAGAAGTTTTTCAAGTTTCTTTCGATTATTACACTATTAAGTTATAGTTTATATGGAATTAATTCATATGCTGAAACTGCCATCGAAAGAGAAGCAAGGGAATATTCCCTCGGCGTCGGAGAAGTAATTCAGGACATCAAAGAAGATGCCCAAGAACAACAACGTAAAGTAACACAACAAAGAATCCAGACACAAAATATTCGTCTGGCAAATAACAGAGAATTGAAGTGTCTCGCAGACAATATCTATTATGAGGCTGGTAACCAGTCTACTCAAGGCAAATTGGCCGTTGCTGCTGTCACTATCAATCGGGTAAATAGCCCCAAGTTTCCTAAATCCGTATGCTCCGTTGTATACCAGAGAACAAAACGTGTGTGTCAGTTCTCATGGGTATGCGAAGGAAAGAAGAGTGTCCGCAGTGCGCAACAATATGCTGAGTCAAAGAAAGTTGCTGAGAAGGTATTGTTCGCTGGGGCTAATCATGGCGTATTAGGAAAAAATGTTCTATTCTATCATGCCGACTATGTAAGTCCAGGTTGGAATCTTCGTAGAGTAGCTAAAATTGGTGATCATATATTTTATGCAGGATAAAGAATGGGTAAGAGAAGTAACTTTGAACATCGTAAGAACGACTTCTATCCGACTCCGTTGGATGCAGTAAAGCCTCTCTTACCCTTTCTTCCCTCGGAGTTTACCTTCGCTGAGCCTTGTGCCGGCGACGGTAGACTCTGTAGGCATATCGACACCTTAACAGACAGTAATGCAGTAGCTACTTTGGTTTCTGATCTCGATCCCAAAGACACTTTTATTGAAAAATATGATGCATTAACTGTTGACATTCCCGCAAATACCGAGTATATTATAACTAATCCCCCTTGGTCTAGATGGATACTACATCCATTGATTGATAGGTTTGCTAGTATTCGTCCTACGTGGCTTCTCTTTGATGCTGATTGGATGCATACTAAACAAGCAATACCCTATCTACAATATTGTAGTAAGGTTGTGGCCATAGGTAGAGTAAAGTGGATTGAAGATAGTAAGTTTACTGGCAAGGACAATGCTTGTTGGTATCTTTTTGATAAAAATGAAATGAGTGGAACACAATTTTATGGTCGAGGATTTTCAAGTGGTAGATGAAGTCAGCAACGAATTTCTGATTACGAAGAAGTTTAGAACTTCTACTGAGTTTTCTCAATTTATTGAGAAGCAAGCATCGACAACAGGTCTACCGTGTATGGACTTGCTAGTTGATTATTGCGTGAAGAATGATATTGAAATGGAATCGGCATCGGTTCTATTGACAACTTCACTTAAGGAAAAGATTCGTGCGGAAGCAGAAGAACTAAATATGTTGAAGCGCAAGGATGGAAAGCTACCCTTCTAATGGACTCTTTCGAAGTTTATCGTGTCTACATGTCACTCAAACTTCATTTTACTTCTGATGATTACGATATCACAAAAACGAAATCGGGTGTCAGGTGTAAGAGAGAAACATTTCTTAAACGTAAGGATGTTCTATTGTTTCGCAAGTTGGCGAAACGATTTATCTTTACTGAGATGGTAGATTATTTCGTTGCTAACTTTGTCAATGGACATAATGGTTTATTTGATGCCGAAAGTGATAACGTATATCGGGACTGGAAGGCTAGAAAAGAGAAGTTGACATATCTGTTCACCCAAGATATTTCTACACTTATGTTAGAGGCTGAAAAAGCAAATGTTGATCCATTGATTAGTGATGGCCAACATCCCTTAGCATTAAAACTATACCTTGGTAAAAAAATTAGTCTTGAAACCCTAATTATTCTTGACAAATTGTTTAATTTCGTGTATAGTAATAATACTGTGTTAGCAAATGATTTTATATGGAAAGATGTATCTCGTTTGATAACAAAGTACCGCGTCTTTGTCAAGTTTGATAAAGACAAATTCTCTCAACTATGGATCAAGGAGAAAGGCCAAGTGGTCTGTTAAATGAGTCATTCTAAGCGTAGAGACTTCGATTACGAACCTCGTGTCAAAGAAGTTCGTAAAGGTGTGGACAAATCCAGTAAGCACCGCAAAAACCTGTATAAATACTCTGGTAGTCAAGAAGAAGATTTCGATGACTATGATGATTATGATACACAACGCAAATATTAACGCAATACAACGCAATATAACGCAAAGTAAGGAATACAAATATGTCTTTTAATTCTCTCTCGGAACTCCGTAAGAACCGTGGCAACTTCGACTCACTTATGAAAGAAGTCGAAAAGATTGCAAATCCCACAAACGAAAAGCGCGGCGATGATGATCGCTTATGGAAGCCTTCAGTAGATAAGGCTGGCAATGGCCAGGCTGTTCTTCGTTTTCTTCCTGCTCCTCCAGGCGAAGAACTTCCCTGGGTTCGCGTGTATGATCACGGCTTTCAAGGTCCGACCGGAAAGTGGTACATCGAAAACTCGTTGACCACTATTAACAAGCCAGATCCTCTTGGTGAACTCAATTCAGAACTCTGGAATTCGGGTATCGAAGCCAATAAGGAAATCGCTCGTAAGCAGAAGCGCCGCTTGTCTTATATCTCTAACGTTCTTGTTGTTAAGGACCCATCGAACCCTGAGAACGAAGGTAAAGTCTTTCTCTATAAGTATGGTAAGAAGATTTTCGACAAGATCAAGGACGTAATGCAGCCTACTTTTGAAGATGAGAAGCCGGTTAATCCGTTTGATCTTTGGGAAGGTGCCAACTTCAAGCTCCGTATTCGTCAGGTAGAAGGCTATCGTAACTACGATAAGTCAGAATTTGATGGTAATACGCCACTTGATGAAAATGAGGATAAGCTAGAAGCAATCTGGAAGCAGACGCATTCACTTGCCGCTTTTCTTGATCCCTCAAACTTCAAGTCTTATGATGAACTCAAGACCAAGCTGAATACTGTTCTTGGTAGTGGTACTCGTGTGCCTACCGCAGAGAAGGTAAATCCGCTTGATGCAGAGGATGAACTCTTCGTTGAAACCAAGATGAAGACGGCTGCTAAGGCAACCGAAGAAACTCCACCTTGGAATGATGAAAAGAGTGATGATAATATGAGTTACTTCGCAAGTCTTGCGGACGACTAAAAGAGAAAGGGGCGCTCTAAGCGCCCCTTTTTTATGCCATTGCTCGTTTTAGAGCAAATCTCATCCAACTGCTCTCATCATCTCTAACATAAGTTTTAGTATTTGGTACCGGGGAGCTTTGCGATGCGCCGCCCCCGCCACCACCTTGATTGATGATTGTTGGAGGCGGAACATTGACTTTCATTTGGTCTTTAGCCTGTTCCGACCCCTTTTCTAAGATGCCGCTATCAGGATTTTGTCCTGACTGGACTTTAGCTTCTTCTCCGCCACCGCTCATGTAATCGTAAGCCTTCTTTGCACCAACAGCGGCAAGGCCGACTCCACCTAAACCAACCGCAGTCATTAGTGGATTTCTTTTCATAAATCCAGCTGCTTTGCTGAATATGCCGCCGCCTGGCTTACCCTGGACTTTAGCTGTTTGTTTTGGTTGTGTTGCCGCCTTTGGTGCTTGGCCACTTTGTGCGGCTTCTGCGGCACGTGTTTCTGGTGTGCCACCCAAGGCGCCCATATCTCTAGCAGCCAGTGCAGCATCTAAGCCGACAGAAGCGGCTGTTCCAACACCAGGAATAGTTCCCGCTGCACCCGATGCTAATTCTAGGCCTGCGCCTGTCCAGTCACCAGCCATAGCTCGTTGGGCAGCAAATACACCACCAGCAACAAGACCAACACCTGGGATTTTCTTCAATAGCGATTTGCCAACTGCTTTCGCGCCAACTTTAGCTACACCCTTAGACGCAACTTTTTCTCCGGCTTTAACTGCACCCTTTTGACCAGCTTTAGTAGCAGCCTTTTCACCCGCTTTAGTAGCAGTCTTTTCTCCCGCTTTAGTAGCAGCCTTTTCACCCGCTTTAGTAGCAGCCTTTTCACCCGCTTTAGTAACAGGCTTTGCTGTATCTCCGGACATAGGAGCAAGATCGGCTGCCACCATTGCAGTGTTGGCAGCAATATTTGTGGCATTATTTCCGGCTAAGTTTTCACCGCCATCATTATCGTTACCCGCAAACAATGCCCCCGCGCCGAGAGCACCAGCGCCTAATGCTAATGCACCAAGCATACCTCTGCCCCTACCAGGCGTTCTACCGGGAGAAACTGCTGGTGTTTTTCTAACAAATCTACCCTTGGCATCTCTCGGTTGACTTCTAGCTCTTTCTGATCTAGACTTCTTGCTACCATCTGGAGCATTAGGAATATTTCCGCCGCGATTTCTACGGCTAGGTAAATCGATATCGATTACGGGTCCACCGCCACCTGGTCCATCTGAGCCACCAGAATTCTCAATCGATTGAGCAATCTTTTCTATCGTATCTTTTATTGCAGAGAATAATTCATTTGCTTCTTTGAATGTATCAGATATTTCGTCTAGCTTTTTCGTATTTTCTTGGATAGCATCTACAACCGGGCTCTCTGACATTCCAGCCGCATCTTCTTGTAGTTCGCTTGTAGGTTGTGCTACATTAGATTCGATGCCAGCCGCTACTGCTCCTGTAGTTGGTTTATCTGGTAGAATAACCGATGCACCCTTTTTCTCATCGTAATCTTTTTGAAGTTCGGCATTAATAGTATCTTTTGATACTGGTTTCCCCTCTCTACGATATGATATATCTTTTTCAGAAGCAGGCGCTATTCCTCTATCGGCCAGTAGTTTCTTCTGTTCTGTAGTCAGATCAGTTAATTTTTCCGCTTCTTGGGCCAATCCCATACTATCTCTGGCTTCGGCTCTTTTCTTTTTATCAGAAGTGAACAGGTCATATCTCATATCACCGGGCTTTCCGGTGAAGACTCTTTTTGCACCTTCAAGCTGAGTTTTTACAAATCCTTTTGGAATTGCAGTACCCGTTGTCGTGTCTTTGCCACTAACGGCACGCTTCAAGCGATTTCTAAATGTGTCTTCTTTTCCTTTAAGACCCATATCATTTGCTTGAAAATATTGCTCTTTAGCTGCCTTTCCGGCATTCGCAAATCTAGTTGCGGCGTCTGTATTACCTGAAGCCTGTGCAACGGCTTGTCCCTTTTTAGCAAGAGCAAGCACCTCTTTGATACCTTTATTGAATCCTTCTAGATTCTTTTCTGTCAACTTACCAATTTCTTTGACAAGTTCGGTCAGCATTTTACGTTCTTCGTCGGTATACTGTTCTAAGTCTTTGCTTATGTTTTCTGTGGCAGCGGATAAAATCTTAGCAGCTTTTTCGCCATCCACAGTAGTCACTGAAAAAGGATTCGTAGTTTCCTTAATTTTTTCTAATTGAGTTTCTTTCCCCACGCCAGAACCAGACGAACTCAATAATTTTTTGATGTCTTTTGCTTGACCTATAACCTCATCCAGACGGTCGACAACAGGATCTGGCCCATTATTAGGGGCAGTCTGTAGTCTATCTGATAGTCCTTGTAAGTTACTGGCCATTTCTTAATAATCCTGTTGGTTCTGTTCTGCTTTTTTCTTCAAGTGGGTCATCAACAATCCAATGTAAACTTCCCTTTCCCATGGCATCATATTTTCAAGTTCTGACAGACTGTATTTGTGTTCTTGCATTAAAATAAAGTTTGTCTTATAATGATTCATCAAATTATCATGAG